TCAAGCGCCCTGCCCGTTGGCACGCCACACACAGTGGCTGGGCACTGAGCAGGCGTCGGCGCAGGGTTTGCAGGGGGCGACCCCGCAGGCGTTGGGTCTTCTGCGTCTGGGACGCGTTGTTAGCGGCCAAGTCCGATCATCTGAACGAGGCCACTGCTCAGGTCGCAGGCCATGGCGTGCCCGTTAATTTGTAGGCGTGGGCCAGGTATTTTTCCAAAATGCCCACCAAGGCTTGCGCCTCGGCCATTGAAACCGGTGGAAAGGGGGAGTGGTAGGAGGTCTCATTTCTGCGGGTGTGCGCCTTGATGATGAGCGCCATCTCCGCGGGTGACATTTTTAGATCGCTGCTCACGCGCTGGATGACGAGGTTTCGCCCTGCACTTTTGGCCCGCACACCGTAGTACTCCTGCACGGCTTGCACCAACTGGAAGTAGCCCTCATAGGCTGCGGTAAAGCGCTGCATTGACAGCTTTTCTTCAATTTGCCGGGCGCTGGACAGGTAGTTTTGCGCATTGAGCAGGTACATGGCGATGGCGCCAGGCGTCTGCGCGACCTCTTCAAGGGCATGGGTCTTGAGGAGATTTTGATATTCAATGGGCCGTTGCATGGGGAAGAATCCTTATTTTTGAGGCTTGCGAAATCTGAGCCAGTACCGGGTCATTTTTTTGCAGCTGTGCCCACTCCGGTGAAGTGTAGAGATTTAAATGCACGGGGCGCCCAAGCACCGCCTCCACATTCAACATGGCGTCGGTCAGCGCCATCAACGGGGCGCTCCCCACCACGATCAAATCAATGTCGCTGTGGTGGGTATCCGTGCCTTTGGCCACTGAGCCAAACACAAAGGCTTCTTCAATCTGGGCAGCAAAGGGCGTCAGTGCTAAACGCAAAGGCTCAACCAGGCCGAACGACTTCAGCACAATGCCCCGCAACTCAGGGTAAAGAAAAAAACTTGTGTTGACCTTGATGCTGCGTTGACGCGCACGTCTGGGGCCTTCTTCCAAGACCCCGGCGGCCAACAAGTTTTCTATCTGTCGCTGACCACCACCGCGCCCGCCACCGGCCTTGACCAACAGCTCGTTGAGTGCAAAGCTTTGTGTCGGGTCCACAAATACCAAGCCCAGGACTTTTTGCATGCTGGGTGTAAATAAAAAATCTGCTGCGCTCATGGATTCTCCACAGTCAGGCCAGTGCCTCACGTTCGGATGAGTATCGCATGAATCCCCTAAGTAGGGATGTAAATCCCCTTCTTAGGGATTAACCAAGTGCAATGGAAGCAGTCAGCCGGTGGGGTTTACGTTCAACTCTTGCCAGAAGATAGCTCAAATATAGCCCTAAACGCTCAGAAGTGTTGCACGCGTTTTGAGCGTAAAAAGGGACAAGGACCGAATGCGGGGACTTGTGGCCCACGCCTTACGCTGCGTGGCTCAGGGCGTGTGAACGCATTGACTGGCCTAGCGCAGTTTTTTTCCTTGGTTGAGCTGATCGGCCATGCTGTGCAGGGCTTGTTGCCAGTGGCGCCAGGCGGTGCTGCGGTCACAGGCAAAGCGGATGCCGATCTCACGCCAGCCGTAGTGCTGGGCCCGCATCCACACCAGGTGGCGCTGCTCCACCTCGAGCCACTGCACCCAGCGCATGACCTCGAGCATGCGTTCGACATCACGTGGGCTGGGGGGACTGGGGCGCAGTACAGGCGGCTCAGCGGCGAACGCCTCCCAGTGGCTGCGCGCCACCACGGGCCAGGCGTTGAAGTAGCCTTGCACCCGCACCGGTGGCAGACGCCTGCTGGTCTGCGCGGCCTCGATGAGGCGGTTGGCAACCTCCTCGGCACTGCACAACAGGCTGGGGCGGGCTGGGGGCGTCCCCGGGATGACGGCCTTATGCATGGCGTGCTCCACCTGGTGCGCGTGGTCCGTACAAGCGCTCACCCAGGCGCTGCACCCACTGGCGCTCATGCCAGTCCAGGCGCGGGTCGTCGCAGGCGATCACCAGGATGCGTTGGGTCCGCCAGCCTTGGGCTTTGACGGCCTCAAGGTCGGTGCTGCTGGGTTGCAGACGCCCCAGGGTGGCGCCGTAGTAGGGGGGTGGGGTTTTCACATCAGCTCTCCTGCGTGGCCAGTGCCCAGTGCAGCAGGGCCAGGGCGTCGGCTTCGTTGTCGTCACTCACCGGGTGGCCGTGGGCACGCATGGCGGCCATGACCTGGGCCTTGCTGGCGTTGCCTTGGCCGGTGGCGTGTTTTTTGATGGTGCCCACCGGCACCCCTTGGTACGCGATGTGGTGGTGCTCGCACCAGCTGGTCAGCGTGGCCAGCAAGCCGCCGTACACGTGAGCGGCGTCGACACCGAGGTGGCGCCGGACCTCCTCGAAGTAGACGAGGTGGACGTCACCGGTCAGGCCTTGGAGCTCAGACAGCCAGCGTTTAAAGCGCAGGTAGCGCATGCCACCGCCCTCAAAGCGCTGGGGCTTGAAGCTGGCAAAGCCGTGCGCGATGTGGCCCTCCCGCGGCTGCATAGCCCAGCCGGTGGTGGTGCCGAGGTCGAGACAAAGAATCGTTGGAGTCATCATTTTTTTTCAATTTCAGGTGGAGTGACCGAAGGTGACCAGAATCTCGATAAGTCTTTAGCGTGCGCACGCGTGAGCGTTAATCGTTAAGACGGTCACCTTCGGTCACTATTGGGGTTTTTTGCTTCAATTTCAGAGTGGAGTGACCGAAGGTGACCAGAATCTCGATAAGTCTTTAGCGCGCACACGTGTGAGCGTTAATCGTTAAGACGGTCACCTTCGGTCACCATTGGGTTTTTTGCTTCAATTTCAGGGTGGAGTGACCGGGGCTAATCGTCGGCATATGGCAAGCGCACGCCGTAGTCTTTGGCTTTGAGCGACAGGCCAGCCAGTGCTTTGATGCCACCCGTCAGACGAACCCGGGCAAAGCCGCGGTTGGCTAATTGCTGTGCCAGCCAGCGACTGGTGCCCACGTACTCGCCAAGCCGGCTTGCCCACTCTTGCCAGCGGGCAAACACATCGACCACACTGACTTTGGCCGGCGCACAAAGTTGCGCCTCGGCAGTGAGGAACTCCGCAATGGCGTCTTCCTCATCAAAGTACGCCTCGGTTGCCGCCAGCACCGAGGCCGGCGGTTTCAGGCCGCTGGCCTGCCACCGCAAGCACCCCTGCACGGCCCACGCCATGATGGCGTCGCGCTCCATCAGCAGCTTTTCTGTCAACTTGCCGTCGCGCCGGGCCGCAGGAATGGTCACGGTAAACGGGATGAGGTGAACCCGTCGCTTCATGGCTTCATCAACATTGCGAATCGACGGCTTGTGGTTGCCCGCGATCAGCAGCTTGAACTGGGGGAAGTACTCAAAGAAGTCCTGACGCATGAAGCGCGCAGACACCTTGTCACCCCCGGTGATGGCCTTGACCTTGGACTCGTTCCAGCTGCGCCCCTGCTCGGTCTCGATGCTTGAGACAAAGCGGGCGCCGCGCAGCCCGGCCAGGTCGGTTGGGTGGCGGTCCCCCCGGGTGTCCATGAAGGTATCCATGGGGGCGTTGGCCGCGTAGTCGCCCAAAATGGTGGACAAGACGTTGACGAAGACCGATTTGCCGTTGGCTCCGGTGCCGTACAGAAAGAACAAGGCATGCTCACTGGTGACCCCGGTCAGGCAGTAGCCCACCACCGCTTGCAAGTAGTCCATCAGCGCCTGCTCGCCATCGGTGATGTCGGCTAAAAAGCGCAGCCAAGTCGGGCACTCGCCCCGCGGCGCGGCGGTGGCGATCTTGGTCATGTGGTCTTGGCGCTGATGCGCTCGCAGTGCGGCGGTGCGTAAATCAATCACCCCAGCCGGCGTGTTGAGTGCCCACACATCGGCATCCCACTGCTGGGTGGTCCCGGCATGGCGGCGATCACTGCGTGCGAGTCGCTCGACCCCACCAATCGTGCTCGAAGCAGCCAGTTTGCTCGCCGTCCTGGGGCTGCTCGATTGCAGCGCAGCAAAGCGACAGACTTGGCGCACCAAGTCCGAGGCCGCCAAGGTGTCCTCACTGCGCCAGCGCTGGCCATCCCACACCAGCCACTTGCCCCAGGCGGCAACAAAGCGCCAGTCGTGCTGGTAGCGCTGGGTAAAACTCAAGGCCAGCGCATCGTCACTGCCCCACACCGAGTCCTCCAGCACATCAGCACTGGCATCGGCGTTGGCGTCTGATTTGGCAGCCGCGCTGGCATCCACGTTGGGTGGGCATTCAGCCTGCGGCCGAATCGCCGGCAAATGCACCGCCAAGCTAGGCCCGTTGGCCAGCAGCGCCGCGACATCCAGGCCTTCGGCCAAAGCATCAAAGCAGTCCCAGCCCGGCGCCTTGTCCTGCGGCGGGTACAGAATGGCGCAACTCAGCGCCTGGGCCAACAAGATGGCTTGCGACGCTTTCTCCGCATAGGCCCAACCGGGCACGTCCTTGTCCGGCCAGATCAGCACATGCTTGCCCGAAAGCGGCGTCCAGTCGGTCTTGTCCACCGGTGCGTTGGCCCCATGCATGGCGGTGGTGGCGCACACACCGATGTCCATGAGTGCCTGGGCACACTTTTCTCCTTCGACCAGCACCACCCGCTGGGCGTGTACCAAAGCGGGCTGGTTGTACAGCGGGCGGGGGTCGGGAGGCGCCATTTTGCGGCGCTGCGCATCCCAGGGCCGAAACACCTTGCGCTGGCCTGGGGGATCAAAGCGGTACACCACGGCCAGCAACTTGCCGTGGGCATCCAAGTAGTCCCACTTGGCGCTGGCCGGGCCGAGTTCATCGACCGGCTGCTCAACGGGACGCGCGCTGCGTGGGGGCACTGGGCGCAAGGACTGCACCGCACCGGGCGCCGGCTGACCCAGCCACTGCGCCGCCCGAGCCAGCACGCCGGCAAAGTCGGTGTGCACGTTGAGTTGGTAGTGCGCCCCCAGCAGGGCGAACAAATCACCGCCCTGCCCGCTGGCCCGATCCGTCCACAAGCCCGCTTTTTCTCCTGCGAGCACCACCTCCAGGCTATCGCCCGCGCTGCCCCGCACGTCACCCACCACGAAGGTGCCACGGCGCACTTTTCCGGCTGGAAACAAACTCGCCAGCAGGGCCGGCAACTGCGCCAGCAAGGCCAGACGCAGGCTTTCGCGCTGGTGCTCACGGGTCGACTTAAGGGTCGACTCACGGGCCCGTTCTTGGCTTGGCTCACGCCTGGCAGCAAGCGCCGGGGCACCAGGGTCAGGGTCGTTGAAATCCATCATTGGGCCAACCCCGTCTCATCGGCATCTTGTGCCGCCAAGGGGCGAGGCGAGACTTTGTTTTGCGCCACCCAAGCTTCTAACTCCTGCATGCGAAAGCGCACCAGGCGCCCAAGCTCATAGTGCGGGATGCGGTAGCGCGTGCGCACCCGGTGGTCGGTGAACCAAAACAGCGGCAGGCGCAAACCTTGGGCTGCCTGGCGGGCATCGCTCATGCCTGGAGCGCTGTGCTCAGTGTCATGGCCGTCCTCATGCTCAGCGTAGAGGTCATCAGCGGCGCCCTCAGTTGAGGCATCACAGGCCATGTAAACAGGGGGTTTGGTGTCCATCGGTTTCATTGAGGGGTACTCCAGCAGCGCTGTGTGTAAGCGCAAAACTTGCATTCAAAGTGGGCGGGGTCGGTGAAGGCGCGGGGCAACAAGTCACCGGCCTGACTGGCTTCGATCACGCGCACCGCACGGTCGGACATGCGCTGCGCCAACGCCGCATCAAAGGGAATCAGCTCCGCGTAGATGTCCATGGTGTCGGCATTGACCGCGGTAAACAGCGCGGGCTGCTCGTGCAGGCCCAGGTAGCACTGGTAGAGCGCGATTTGCGCGGCGTAGACGGGCTTGGCTTGGGCGAGCGACTTTTTTTGCACATCGCGCCAGGATTTACTCCCCAGGCATTTGTTTTCCCAAAGGGCGGGGTAGCTAAAGCCCTGTGGGCCGGCCATCAGCACGCCATCAATGTGCCCGCGCAGGCGCCCACCGGCACTGGCAAAGCCAAACTGCTGGCCTTGGGCGCGCTCGGTGTGCAGCGTAAAGCCGGCCTGGCGCAGCCAGCCGATGACCATTTGCTCGCTTTGGTGGCCGCGCTCAAAGATGCGCAGCAAGCGCCCCGAGAAGGCCCGCCCGGGGTCCACTGCAGCCTTCACATACTCGAACTGCAGCTGGCGCTCACACGCCGCCCCCAGCCTTGAGGCGCCCAGGTAGTCGCGCGCCGGGGTGGCCTGCTGCTGGGCTTGCAGGGCCTGCTCGATCAGGGTCTCAAGCCGCTCGGACAAGACCCGCGTGGAGTTGAAGTCCATCATGGCGCGTCCTCCCACGGTTGGTCGCCCACCATGCCCTCAAACGGGTTGTCTGAGAGGTCAGGGTCTGAGGTTTGCAGCGAGTCTTGCGTCGAGTGTTGCGACGAGTTTTGCAGCGGCGTTTGAAAGGGATCCCGCACAGGCGTGCGCCCGGGCATGCGCACCGCCGGGTAGTGGCTGCGCTCATGCTGGGCCGCCATCTCGCTCACATAGCAGCCCACAATCGCCTCAATGACTTGCAAGGCCTGGGCTTCGGAGTAGGCACCCAAGGCCAGCTCAAAGCCGATGGCACTGGCAGCCGTGCCAAAGGCTTTGAGACTGGCGCGCATGGCCGCTTGTTCTAACGGGGTGACATCAACCATGGCGGCCTCCCCGGGCAGGCCTTGCGCCAGCGCAGCGCGCCAAGCACCGTAGCATTGGTGAAACGCGTCTTGGCAACGGCGCGAGCAAAACACCCAGTCGATGGGGTAGCGCCGGGGGTCGCCGATGCGGTGGCGATTTTCTGAATGGCCATAGGCGCGGGCCTGGCGGGCACAGATCCAGCACTTCACACGCGGCGCCCATCATTGCGCCCAGGCCGGCTTGCCCGGGGCTGCGGCAGTGGGTGCACTGGGCACTGGCAACGTCGGCTGTGTCGTCTGTGTCAGCTGCGCCATGTGCTGCGTCATCTGTGCTGTCTGCGGCACCGGCATCAAGTGCGTCATATGGGCGCCGTAGTCTTTGTGGTCGGGCTCGATGATGAGTTTGATCACGTTGCGCTCGTCACCGCGGCCGTCTTTTTCCACATCAACACGGGCTAAAAACTCCAGGCCGTCGAGCTCGGCAAAGCTGCCAATGCGCCGGGCCTCGTTGGCCTGCGCGCTGTGGTCTTGTGGCGCCACGCGCCGGGCACTGTTCAAGGCGGCGCGGATAAAAGCGCGCCCCATCTGGCCCCACATTGCGCCTTTGGCTGAATGCAGTCCGATGTTGGACCACAGCTTGCGTTTGGCAAAGGGGCCGGCGGTGACAATGAACTCGGCGGCCAAATAGACCGCGCCACTCTCCAACGACTGGGTGGCGTAGCCGCCCGTCCAGCCTTGGCTGAAGTCATCAAAGCCGCCAGGTTTGAGGCTCATGCGCACCGCCACCAAGCTGCCCTTGGGGATCAGGTCATAGGCGCCTTGCTGAGCCTGCGCGTCGTTGAAGTCATTCCAGGAGGTCACTGGGGCGGGGGGTGTACTGGTGTAGGAGGGGTTCATGAAGATCCTTTAGTTGAAAGTGGGGATTGGGGTCTGGCGGT